GGGCTTGGTTGGTGTGTGGATCGGCTGGTGGAGTTGGCTCGTAAGTGGGAGGCGCCGATCGTGTTGGATTCGTTTGGTCCGGCCGGGTCGTTCGCTGATGAGCTGGTTGGGCGTGGGGTTAACGTGGTCCGTTATTCGACTCGTGAGATGGCGTATGCGTGCGGTCAGTTGTTTGATCGTTTGGCTGATGGTCGTGTGAAGGTGTTCCCTCATCCGGTGTTGGATGCTGCGGTGGCTGGTGCTCGGCGCCGGTCAACGTCTGATGCTTGGGTGTGGGCGCGTAAGGATGGGGATACGGATGTGTCAGCGCTGGTGGCTTTGACGTTGGCGGCTGATGTGAAAGCAGCTGCGGCTGCGGAAGTGTGGGTGGACTTTGATTAAGCGTTGGGTTGGTTCAATGTTGCAGGTTGCAGGGTTGGGTGTTGCGTCGTGGTCGGCGTTCATGCTTCATCCGAGTGCTGGTGGGCTAGTCTTATCCACAGGACTGTTGATATTTGGATTGGCTATCGAGAAGTCAGGTGACTAGTGCTCGGGAATTTGCGTCGTCGTGCAGAGGAGGAACGAAACCAGTTTTCGTGGCCTGATTACATGCGCCTTTGGGAACAGTTTTCGTTCAACGGAATTCAGTATGTGACTCCGGGCGGGAACATTCATGAGTTGACGGCATTGCAGGGCGGTTCGAATCCGATTGTGGCTGCGTGCATCAGTGTGCGCGCCATGGTGTTTTCTGAGGTTCGGTTTCTGTATCAGCAGTATCAGTCGGGTCGTCCCGGTAACTTTTTTGGGACTCCTGAGCTGTCGATTTTGGAGCGTCCGTGGCAGTCGGCGACAACAGGCGATCTTCTGGCCAGGATGGAGGTTGATGCGTCGTTGTACGGGAACTCGTATTGGGTTCGGGTTGACAATGAGCTGATCCGGTTGAACCCGGCTCGAGTTGTGATCGCTTCTGCTGATGTTGTTGATCCGCAATCCGGTTTGCCGTTCGGTCGGCGTCTCGTCGGCTACTCGGTTGTCAACGATCAGCATAAAGAGATTGCGTTCTTCTTACCGTCTGAGGTGGCGCATTATCGGCCTTTGGCTGACCCTGATCATCCGTTCCGAGGCCGCTCTTGGCTATCGACGGTGATGCCAGATGTGAGCGCTGACGGTGAAATGACCACCTACAAGCATGCGTTCTTGCGGAACTCTGCGACCCCGAACATGGTCGTCAAGTTCGATCCCGGCGTATCTGAGGAAGCCTATAAGAAGTTCAAGGAGCGTCTCGAGGCCCGCCATCAGGGTGCGAACCAGGCATTCAAAACCCTGTATCTCGGCTCTGGCGCGGACATCAAACTTGTTGGCGCGAACCTGGAGCAGTTGAACTTCAAGGCTGTGCAGGGTGCCGGTGAGACTCGTATCGCAGCTGCCGCTGGTGTGCCGGCTGCAATTCTAGGTATTTCTGAGGGTCTCGCTGGATCGGCGTTGAACGCCGGCAACTATACGGCGACACGCCGCCGGTTCGCTGACGGGACGATGCGTCCGTTGTGGCGGTCGGCTGCTGGTGCGCTCGAGAACCTGGTGCGCCCGCCGAGCGGTGGTGTGCGCTTGTGGTATGACGATCGTGATGTGTCGTTCTTGCAGGAGGATGTGCTCGACAATGCTGAGATTCGGTCTAAGGATGCGACGACGATGCGAACGCTGGTTGACGGCGGTTTTGATCCTGATTCGGTTATCGCTGCGGTCACAACGGGTGACATGAGCCTGCTCACCCACTCGGGCACTTTGTCCGTCCAGTTGCAGCCTCCGTCGGACACACCTTCCGACAGCGATGAGGACAACGCCTGATGCCGTACTTCATCACGAACGATTCCGCAGACTGCAATGGTTGGGCTGTCATCAAAGACGACGGTGAAGTCATGGGCTGTCACGGCTCAAAGCAGGACGCTGTCGATCAGATGGTTGCGATCTCACTCGCAGAAGACATTGAGCCTGGTGGTGAACGCATGTTGAAGCGTGCGCTTCCAGACAACTACAGGCCGGCGATCTCCGATGATGTTCCTGAAGGTCGAGCCTGCGGGAACTGTGAGCATTACAACGAGGACATGGTGAACCCGGACGGTCGGCGTGTTTGGTGTGACCTGTGGGAAGATTGGGTTCGAGGAGATCATTACTGCAATCGTTGGCTTGCTGACGAGGAAGACGATGACGAGATCAAGATCGAAGGCCGACAGGTTGAACTTAATGTGCCCGCCTACATTCGATCGGCGGCATCTCGAGGTTTGGAACTGCGCGCTGAGGGCTATGGTGGCGACGGGCTGGTCGAGAGGACGATCAGGGAAGCACGACTGATGGCTGACGGCCAGATCAGCGAAGACAAAGTGATCCGAGCGAACGCATGGGCGCAACGTCACGCTGTCGATCTGGACGCACCACAGAACTCGAATGCTGACAATGATGACTGGCCTGGTGCCGGTGCTGTCGCCCACTATCTGTGGGGTATCAACCCGCTAAACCCGGGACCGGCACGCGACTGGTTCGCCAGAAAAGCAGAACAAATCCAAGCTGAACGATCTGAAAACCAGGAGGGGTTGACAGAAAAGGAAAAGGACATGAAAGACACAGAGTTCCGATTTGAAGCCCCTCGAGACAACCTGGTCCGCAAAGTTGAGTTCCGTGCGGAACCATCGTCGGACGGCCTCACCCTTGAAGGATATGCGGCTGTGTTCAACGAATGGACACAAATCGACTCGTATGAGGGCACCTTCCAGGAGCGAATCGCCCCTGGAGCGTTCAAGAAGACGATCTCTGAACGCATGCCAGTTCTCCAATTCGATCATGGAACGCATCCGTTGATCGGTTCAATCCCGCTCGGTGTCATCACTAATTTGCGTGAAGATTCGCACGGTCTTCGTGTCAAAGCACGACTGTCCGACAACTGGCTTGTCGAACCAGTCCGTGATGCGATCCGTGACGGGGCGATCCAAGGGATGTCATTCCGGTTTCGTGTTATCAACGACAAATGGACGCGAGGCAAGAATGGTCCAGAGCGGACCATCAACGAGATAGCCTTGTATGAGGCCGGGCCTGTGGTATTCCCGGCTTATGAGCAAACCTCAGTTGGGGTGCGAAGCCGAGAAGTTCTCACTTCGCTCGCCGATCCTGAGGTGCGAGGCGAAATCGCCAAGCTGCTCGCCTTTGGCACCGATTCGTCGGTCGCTGAAACCACAGAAGAAGTCGAGCCGCAAGAGCACTCGATCAGAACCAAAGCTCAACGTCAGGCAATCGCCCGACTTACCCTCCAAAGGACCCAAGATGAAGATCACTGAACTTCGTTCCAAGGTGGAAGCGCTGAAGGCTGAAATCGAGTCTCTCGCCGCCATCGAAAACATCTCCGCAGAAGACGACGCTCGCCTGTCCGCTGCACTCGACGAGTTCGAGGCACGCAACAGCGAACTGTCCGAAGTTGAAGCCCGTCAGAAGCGCATCGACGCCGCGAAGAGCGCTGTCGTTGAGCGTGCAGCCGGCTTCGACGCACCGCAGATCATGCGTGCAACCGAAACCAACATTGACGTTCGCTCGGCCAGCCGTGGCGAAATCCGTGACGCAGCCCTCAAGGTTCTCGAGCAGAACGCTCGCGGCCTCCGCTCACACCAGGTCGACAACGTTGACAAGCTGATCAATACCCGTTCCGAGCTCATGGATGGTGGCATTGTCGCCAAGCGTCTCCTCCTCACCGAGAACGACGCTTACCGTTCGGCTTTCGTGAAGGCGTCAACCCAGCAGAACCCGGCGTTCACCAACGAAGAGGCGAATGCGATCAACGAGTTCCGTGCTGCGGCGATCAGCCCCGACTCGGCCGGCGGATTTGGTTTGCCAGTACTTGTGGACCCTACAATTATCTTGACGAGCGGTGCATCCGACGCCCCGATCCTCAACATCGCACGCGTGGTTACGATCACGACCGATGAGTGGAAGGGCGTTTCGTCCGCTGGTGTCGCATGGTCATACGATGCTGAGGCAGCTGAAGTTTCGGACGACTCTCCGACGCTCGCCCAGCCGAATGTTGTCACCTACAAGGCTGCAGGGTTCATTCCTTACAGCCTCGAGGTCGGCATGGATTATCCGGGCTTCGCTGAGGAAATGCGCCGTCTGCTTGACGCAGGCTACGTTGACCTCGTCGCCAAGCAGACGATGACGGGAACCACCCCGGTCGGTATCTTCACCGCACTCGACGCGAACACGAACGTCGAGGTTGTTGTGACGACCGACGGCGCGTTCGGTGCTGTTGACTTGCTGAAGGTGTGGGGCGAACTGCCAGAGCGTTACCGCAGTCGTGCAACCTGGGTGATGTCGACCGACGTCGAGAATGAGATCCGTACGTTCTCCTCAACCTCGAGCGGCGCCTACTACACGGTGAACCTGCGTGAAGGTGGCACCGGCACCCTGTTCGGCCGTCCGGTTGTTCTGAGCGATTACGCTCCGAACTTCACCGGTACGACTGGTGCCGCCAACATCCTCTGTGTCGGTGACTTCTCGAACTATGTCATCGCACAGCGCGCTGGCATGAGCCTCGAGTTCATCCCGCAGTTGTTCGGTGTGACCAACGGTCGCCCGACAGGTCAGCGTGGATGGTACGCCTACGCTCGTCACGGCTTCGACTCCGTGAACGATCTGGCGTTCCGTTTGCTCCAGAACCAGTAATCAATCTGGTTTAAGCGTCGGCCCTCGGCACTTCGGTGTCGGGGGCCTTCGCTATTTACATGACGTTTTTGTGACGTTTGCTGTTAGCCGGTTTGAGCTCTTATAGAGTCCCGGTTGACCAATCATCCCGATGCTTATGCATCTGACGGAAGGTAACAATGAAGAAGATTCTTATTGGAATGCTCGCTGGTGCGGCAGTTGTCGGCGCCAGTGTTGTCCCTGCTTCGGCTGGTTATGCTGATTCAACTGTTTGGGAAGGCATCGATGCCGGACTTTGCAGCGATGATGGCGGCGAACTGTTCGAGCAGATTGTGCTGATTGCAGGTGCAGCTGGCGCTCTTGACACTGATGGGAATGGAAAGTCGAATTACACGGTGTTCGCTCCTGTCGAGTCGGTTTTGGCGGATGTCCTTGATGATCTGAATCTTGAGATCAGTGACATTGCGGGCAATCCTGCTATCGCGAAGGCGATCGTGAATGATCATGTTGCGCGTGGTTCGTTTGATCAGAACGAGTTGGAAGACACAGATTTGACTCGTATCACGATGCTGTCTGGGTTTGTTGCGACTGTGTTCGGTTCGGCTGATCCGGTGTCACGTTCGGTTCCTGGTGATGTGTTCATTGCTGGTGCGCTGATCGTGTCTGCTGCGAATCTGGCGAACGGCTGGCTGTATTGCATCGCTGGTTTCATCGATGTGACTCCGCAGGTCCCAACGAATGGTGTTGATGTCGGTAGCGCCCCGGCCGCTGCGAATGCAGCTACTGAGGATGGTCTCCCCGACACTCTGTGATCCCATCGGTAGTGGGAGAAAGCCTCCGGCGCTTCGGTGTCGGGGGCTTTCGCTATTTGTAAGGCTTGTTTGGTTATAGTGGGCGTGTCGGGGAGGGCCCGGCGTTTGGAGGTGCCTGATGGCTGATGTTGTGTTTTCGTTGTCGACGTGTACGACTGTTGATCCGTCGACTGGGATGAAGGTTCGTTTGTCTGCTGGTGAGGCTTGGTGGGCGTCTGATCCGTTTGTGAAGCGGATGAGTCATCTGTTCACTGATGTGCCGCCAGTTGTGAATGGTGTGCGTGGTGTGAAGGCGACTCCTGTTGAGAAGGCTGTGGCGCCTGTTGTGGAGAGCGCGACTGCCGCTCCGGGTGTGAAGCGTCAGGTGAAGCGTGCAACCGAAAAGTGATGTTCTTGTCGGTTATTTGCATCCGCATGAGGTGAGCACTTCGTTCCATAAGAGCCTGATGGGGCTTGTCGGTTTTGATATGTCGCATGATCGCCGTTTGAACGGTTGGGCGTCAATTAAATGCGCTTCGGGTGGTATCCCGGAGGGACGGAATCAGTTGGCGAAAGCTCTGCTTGATTCTGAGTGTGAGTGGCTGTTTATGGTTGATGCCGATATGGGGTTCGAGCCTGTTGGCATGTATCAGTTGCTGTCGCTTGCTGATCCGGTGAATCGTCCGATTGTGGGCGGTTTGTGTTTCGCTCAGCGTGAAGCGTTTGATGACGGGTCGAACGGTTTCCGGTGTGTGCCTCGACCGACGATCTTTGACTGGGTGCAGCATGATGACGGGCATTGGCGGTTCACAGGCCGGTCGCATTTCCCGGTGAATTCGCTGGTTCAGTGCGCTGCGACTGGTGGCGCTTTTATCGTGATCCATCGTTCGGTGTTTGAAAAGATCAGAGACTCTGAAGGTGAATGTTGGTTTGATCGTGTCCGTGGTACTGATGGTTCGTTGATTGGTGAGGACATCAGTTTCTTTGTACGTTGTCAGGCTTTGGATATTCCGTTGTTTGTTCATACGGGTATTCGTACGACTCATTTGAAGAATTTGTGGTTGGGCGAGTCGGATTTCTGGCAGTCGTTTTATGCGCCGCCGGCGACTGAGCTGGTGGATGTGATTGTGCCGGTGTTGCATCGACCGCAGAATGTGAAGCCGTTTATGGAGTCGTTGCGGGCTTCGACTGGTTTGGCTCGAGCATGGTTTGTTGTTGAGGAAGGTGATGATGTTGAGGCTGATGAGGTTTTGGCTTATGGTGGGCGTGTTCTGGTGTGTTCTGGAACTTTTGCTCAGAAAGCGAACTTTGCGTTCGACCGTCTCTCGGCGGAAAGTGAAGCTGGATGGGTTTTCTTGGCCGGTGATGATGTCAAGTTCCGACCGGGTTGGTTAGATCATTGTTTCGAGGTCGCCCGCCGATATGGGGCGAAGGTTATTGGAACGAATGATCTTGCGAATCCTCGTGTGATGCGCGGTGAGCATGCGACCCACATGCTGGTCGAGCGTGAGTATGTGATGGAGAAGGGCGCATCATGGGATGGGCCTGGAGTGCTCTGCCATGAGGGATATCACCATTGGTTCGTTGATGATGAGCTGGTGAGTGTCGCGAAGCAGCATGGTGTGTTTCAGGTTGCGTTGGGGTCTGAGGTTGAGCATGTTCATCCGATGATCGGTAAGGCCCCGAATGATGATGTTTATGATCGTGGCGCTGCGAAATCTGATGAGGATGAGAAGCTGTTCAAGGCTCGATATCGGAAGTTCGCCGGCCGGTGAGAGTCGCTGTTCTTTCAGCGGTGTTCGGCGGATATGACGAGCCGGTGTGGGTTGAGCAGAGCGTCAATTGTCATCATGTGATGGTCACTGATGGTTCGGTGAATGTGCCTCGCCAGTTCGAGCATGTTCATGCGGATCGTGGTGATGTTGATCCTCGGTTGGCTGCGAAGTTCCCGAAGTGCTGTCCGTGGGAGTTCGCTGATGCTGATCTGTTCGTCTGGCTGGACGGGTCGATTGTGCCGGATGCTCGACTGGTTGAGCAGATGATCGCCGATTTGGGTGATGGTGATGTTGCGTTCCATCCGCACCCTGATCGTTCGTCGATTGTTGCTGAAGCTTCTGCATCGTTGCCGTTGCGGAAGTATGAGGGCCATGATGTGATCGGTCAGGTTGAGGCGTATGTGGATGCTGGCCATCCTGATGATTGGGGTTTGTGGGCTGCCGGCATTTTCATTATGCGTGATTCGGTGCGGGTGCGTCAGTTCGGCCAGTCATGGTTGGATGAGATCCACAGGTGGACTGTGCAGGATCAGTTGTCGTTGCCGTTTGCGTTGCGTCGATGTGGGTTGGATGTACGGTGTTTGTCTGGCGGGTTGCGCGGTAATCCGTTGTTCAGCATTCGTCGGCATTCGGATAGGACTTGATGATGAGTTTGTTGCAAGAGTGTTTTCGCCGGTCCCAGTCGGGGTCGGATATTCATGCGCATTTGCCTCGGTTGTTTGAGTTGGCGTCGATTCCGCATGTGAAGGTCATTGAGTTGGGTGTGCGTGGCGGGGATTCGACAGCAGCGTTTTTGGCGGCTGCTGAGGAGCAGGGTGGTGAGGTTTGGTCGGTTGATATTGCTGATCCTCGTGTGCCTGCCGACTGGCGTGATCTTCCGTTCTGGTATTTGACTGTGGGCGATGATTTGGATGTTGCTGATCAGTTGCCGGACAATGTGGACATTGTTTTCATTGATACTTCGCACACGTATGAGCAGACGAAGCAGGAGCTTGAGTTGTATGTGGGCAAGGTGAAGCCTGGTGGTTTGATCGTGTTGCATGACACCGAGTTGAAACGGCCGGAGGCTTCTCCGCCGTCTGACCCGGATTTCCCGGTGGCGCAGGCTGTCGCAGAGTTTGTGTCTGCTGGCCCGTATCGGTCGGTGGAGTGGGTTGAGGGTTGTTACGGGCTGGGGATTATCACTGTCGGGTAGTGTTGTGTCTGGTCGAAAGGTTGTGCTGTGGCGAATCTGTGCGATTCTGATGATGTGAAAGAGGCGTTGGGGATTCCTATCCCTGACAGTGTTGATGATGTTCGGATCGAGTTGGCGTGTTCTGCTGCGACTCAGATGATTCAGCAGTATTGTCAGCGTCAGTTCACGACTGACGATTCGGCGTCTGCTCGTGTGTATACGCCGGAATCTTGGGATTTGGTTTTCACCGAGGATTTCTATACGACGACAAGCCTAGTGATTCAGACTGATCCGGGTTTGGATGGCACTTGGTCGCAAACATGGACGACTGCGGATTATCAGTTGGAACCGTTGAATCAGGAGACGTACGGTGAGGCGTGGCCGTACCATACGGTTCGTGCGATCAACAGTCTGTGGTTCCCGCAGGATTACGGTCGGGTGACAGTGAAGGTGACTGCGAAGTGGGGTTGGGCTGCTGTTCCGTCTGCGGTGAAGCAGGCCGCAATTCTGCAGGCGATTACCATTTTCAAGTCTGCTGACGCCCCGTTCGGTGCGACCCCGTTTGCTGATACTGGGATTCTTCGTTTGCGGTCGGCGTTGCATCCGACAGCTGCCGCTTTGGTGCAGAACTATCGCAAGGACCCGGTCGGGATTCTCTGATGGCTGTCGCAACCGTTTCCGAAGTGTCCAAAGCTTTGCGCACGGCGCTTGCCGAGATTGACGGTTTGCGGGTGATTGAGTTCATCCCGGATTCGTTGAACCCGCCGATGGCGACCGTCGGTATCGACAATGTTGTTTATCATGGAGCGTTCGGCGCAGGAAACCCGCTGTACCTGTTCACTGTCAGTGTGGTGGTCGCCAGGGCGTCAGATCGGATCGCTCAGCAGCGTCTAGATAACTTCCTGTCGTGGGATGGTGGGCAGTCGATCAGATCTGCGATTGAGAAGGACCCGACGTTGTGTGACACGGTTCAAACCTGCCAGGTGACCTCCGGCGGGAATGTCACCTCAATCAATGTCCAAGAAGTCATTTATCTGTCTGTTGAGTTCAATGTTGAGGTGTATCCGTGAAATACAAGATTGTGAGCGATCGACTAACTGGTGCAGGCCGGATTGTGGATTCGGTTGAGTTGGCTGGGTGTAATATTGATGCGTTGCTCGATGCGGGTCATATTGTGCCGGTCGAGGCTAAGATCAAACCAGACGTCAAATCTCAGAGTGCAGAGGACTGAACATGGCCAAGCTTGTTTTCAACAATCCGAAGATCACGATCAACTCTGTTGATCTGACCGATCGGATCGCCCAGGTGTCGCTGAACATGTCGTTCGCCGAAGTGGAAACGACCGCTTTCGGGAACACGGCTGTGACCCGGGTTGCAGGCCTCGGTGACCATTCGTTCTCCGCATCATTCCATCAGGATTTCGCTTCGAGCGAGGTTGAGCAGACGATCTACCCGCTGTTGGGTACGACGACTGAGGTGACGATCAAGCCGGTGAACATCACGACCGCAACCGATAATCCGCTGTACACGTTCACGGTTCTCGTGTCCGAGTGGGCGCCTGTCGCCGGTTCTGTCGGTGATCTGTTGACCGCTGATGTGTCGTGGCCTGTTTCTGGTGGTATCACGAAGACCAGCGCTTAATCTGACTGAGGAGGGCAGCAAATGAGTGGTGTTTCTGGTGTCGGTTTGCGTGTTGAGCATGCCGGCGAAATGATTGATGTGAAGGTGACTCCTCGAGCCGCCGTCAACTTTGAACGTCATTTCAAAATGCCGTTCAGCAAAATCTTCCGTGACGATCTGTCAATGGAACATGTGTACTGGCTGGCGTGGGAATGTGTGCGTCTGTCCGGTCGTGTCGTGAAACCATTCGACGGTTGGCTTGAGGAACTTCAGAATGTTGGCTGGCAGTTCGAGGATGATGAGCCAGCCCCTTTAGACGACGGCGCATCAGCGACTCTTACATCGGATTAGTTGCGCAGGTCTCAGTGGAGACTGGTATCGGACCGAACGATCTGCTGGATGCGCCATCCGAAGTGTTTGATGCGATCGTTGACTATCTGCGTCAGAGGACGATTGACTACAATAAGTCAGTAAAAGGATGATTCATGGCTGGCTCCCCCAACGTTGAAATTGAAGGTTTGAATAAGCTTCTGCGAGCGTTGGAAAAGTTGGATGAGGCAGCCAAAGACAACCTGAAAGAAATCGGGTTCAAGGTTGGTGAACTGGTTGCTCAGCAGGCTCGTGAAGAGGTCCCTGTGCTGTCGGGGGCT